TTTACCTGTATGGTGAGCAATGATGACAGCTACATTAAATAGTTCTATCAGTTTATCTACACGAGAAAGCATTTGATGTATCTCTGAGTTAGAGTTCTCCTCTCCATCAAAGAAGTTAATGATAGGATCGATCATAACAATGTCAGGTCTGTGATAATCAATACTTTCTGCAATAGCATCTATGTCTTTGTCTTTCATGAGGTTCTTTCGTAACCTCCCGGAAGCAATCAAGTTTGCCTTGCCTATCTCCATCAACTCTCTGTCGTGCATGAACGGTTGATAATACATATCAATCCTTTGCTTTAAGAATTCATGAATGATCTCTGCTTGTAACCACATGACCTTTAGTGGCCTACTGAATTGTTTGTTCATAAACTCTGTGCCTGTAGTTGCACTAGCAGCAAACGCTCCGAGCCAATGAGATTTACCAATCTTTGGTTTACCCAAGAGCAACACTCTTGATTGTTGAAAGACAAATGCATCTCCCCAAAACTGTTCGATGCGAGATGGATCCATGCCGTCCCAAAAAGGATCTGCAAAACTTTTGAGTCCAAGCGGATCTCTATCTTCCGTGCTTACTTTTACTTGAGGTACATCTTCGGTAATCTCTTTGAGTTCATCGGCAAGTTGTATTTGCCATTGACTTGTCTTCCAATTTAGTATACCTGCTTCGTCATCTGGATTTCTTTTCAAGTGCCCAGTGCAAATGCTGTTTACGGTTTGCAATACTTCTTGCACACTCATAGGTGGATTGTTGTCTTGATTCCAATCCAATGACTTGAGTAGAACTTCACGCATACCCCAACCTTCTAGTATCCATTTGCCTACCAGTCTTGCTAGCGTATCGTTACGCATGCCACTCTCTACACCATCTGTTGTTAGCGGTGTTTTCCGTTCAGAGTCTGTGCGTAATGAGTTATTGAAATCGTAGATAGCATTCAAGTCTTTACTTTCTAAGGAGGGAAGGTCGTGTATATCATCAACAAGAACGCCATCTACGATTTCAAACTGATAACGATCAGATGGAGAGACCATGACATAACCGCCATCGCCTCTCACATCTAATCTACCTGTGGTGTTTCGGACTTTTAATTTTGGATTGATGCTATAAAAATAATGATAGCCACCACGAGGTGTTCGTTGTTTTAAAAATGTTCTAGTGACTTGTCCAGATTCTACAAAGTCACAAGCTTCTTGAGTGTCTGCATCTAGTACTACAAAGTTAATGCCAGTGATAGCTGCCCAATTACAATTAGGAAATCTTTTGTACCACTCTTTGATCTCTGCAAGGGTTGGTTGTTTAGTTATATAGTCAGCCCACTTTACTCTTGGAGTCTTAGACCAACGCTTGGCTAAAACTTCTTCGGTCTCACCACTGTGTCTGTTTCTAAAATAATCTGGAATGTTATCTGTCTTAGCACCACAAGGTATGAGATGAAAGTTATGCTCATAAAAAGAAACCAACATCTCCTTGCGAAGATTGTCTTGTATGTCTGCTCCAGTTCTATCAGCGTTAAATTCTATGCCCATCTATTTCTCTACTGGTCCATAGATACTTTCCCAATCCAATGCATGGTTGGTCATCTGAATTAATTTCTTTGCTTGATTGACTGAGGGTTGCCGGGTGTTGTACTTCCAAGATCTAATAGTTGCAACCGATACTTTTAAATCTTTAGCAAGGTTCTCCTCACCTCGCTTGTTTATATAATCTTTTAATTCCATGTCTCTCCTTTAAGTGATGTGCCCTGCGAAATAAGGAGGACGCTGATAAAGAAACAGCGCACAGAGCACATCAAAAGCAATACTAAATTACATAATACAAAAAGTAAAGAAAATTGTTGACAAACTTTTTGGAATGTTTAGAATTCATATTGTGTGTTTTTAAAAGGAACTATTTATGGAAGACAAAACAAACTATTCATCCTGGCCTTTAGACGATCTTCTTAAATTAAAAAGAGGTAATCTTAAAGAACAAGAAGAATTAAGAGAGCAAGCAAAGACTATTGACTTTGCAATCAGTAACCACCCAGATATCGCTGAACAAATTCAGTTGTTATCTAATAGCGGTGGATCAAAAAGAATACAACTAAACGGATTAATACCAAAAGATATTAGGGTCCAATATAAAGTTACTAGAACTTGGGATCAAGAATATTTAAAAGGTATTAGCAATGACATTGGAAACTTTCCATTTAGGTCAGAGTTTGTTGAAGATATTAGAGCCTCAAAGAAATTAAAAGATAACGATCCAAATACTTGGGAAGTTATTGAAAGAGGATTGGTAACCAAGATTAATGAAAGACCTTATATATCTTTTATTGATCCGCTTAAAACAGGAGAAGAGGAGTGAGTATATTGGAACAAGTACAAACAGGAATAAAAGTTCCAGCATTAAAACTTAATATCGCCGGGACTGATGGCATAGGTAAATCTACCTTTGCATCTAATGCACCTAAGCCTATCTTTATAAAGACAGAAGAAGGTACAAACTTTATTGATACTAATTCTTTACCATTGTGTAAAAGCTACGATGACATTGTTAAACAATTGCAAGCTTTGTATCAGGAAAAACACGATTACAAAACTGTAGTCTTAGATACCACAGATTGGGCAGAGAAACTAGTTCAAAAGAAAGTATGTGAAATACATTCTATTAAATCTATAGAAGCTTTAGGATTTGGTAAAGGCTACACAGAATCAGCTGAGTTATTTCACAGACTACTACAAATATTTGATTTGCTAAATGAGAAGAAGATCAATGTGATCTTGCTGTCTCATGTTGCTATACGAACTTTTAATGATCCAGAGCGTGAGCCCTACGATCGTTGGGAGATGAGTCTACACAAGAAGATATCATCCATGATAAAAGAATGGGTAGACTTTAACTTGTTTGCGAACTACGAGGTATCAACTCGTACTAGTGGACAGGGTTTTAATGAAACAACTAGAGGTGTGTCTTACGGCAAACGTAAGTTGTTTCATAAATTCAGTGCAGCTTTTGATGCAAAGAGCCGAGTTAACTTAGGCAATGCGCCTTTAGAACTTGACTGGAATGCATTCATGACTGCTTTCAAAGAATCTATTAAATCTAAACTAAAGGAGAAAGATAATGTCTGATGATTTATTTAATCTGAATTTAACGGAAGTCGAAGAAAAGGATTCCGATTATGGACCTATGCCAGCCGGTGATTATGAAATGGTTGCTGCTGGATGGGAATCTAAAAACTCTAAAACAACAGGACACAAAATGCTAAGTGTCACTTACGAAGTTGTTGGACCAAAGTATGCAGGTAGAAAAGTTTGGGAAAACTTTATGCTTGAAGGCAATGGTCTAAATGTCTCTAAAGGAAAGCTAAGAAACTGGAGAAAGGCCATGGGCATGAACCCGGACTTAGAAGCTTTCGGTTTAGAGGATCTTGAAAGCATGATGAATGTGCCCTTCAATGCTAACCTCAGAGTTGAGGAAGGCAGAGATAAGGGCGATGGTACGAAGTGGGAGGACAAGAACGTTATCGCTAAGTTTTTAGCTGGCGGTAGTGTGTCTGCAGCGTCTTCCCCTTCCCCATCTACAGCTTCATCATCTGACGATGATCCTTTTGATTGGGATAAATAATGCAAGTTGAACAATACAACTACCAACACCTGGATAAAACAATCTCTAGATTGCAAGGTGATATTAAAGGTGAAATTGTTTGTCTTGATATACACCAAACTATTAAGCAAGGTATCGTAGATATCATTGATAGGATGGCTGATAACCTTAGAACTGAAATAACAGAAATTATTTCAGGGAGAGAGGAAAACTAATGTTCATCGCAGAGTTAGAGAGATTAACAGAAGAAAATAAAAATCGTTTTAATTCTGTCGATGAACTTTCCGAGCGAGTAGCCAGTAAAATGCGTGGCCTAGGATACGCTTTGGCTACTCCTCGCCTTGTAAAACAATATGTTGCAAGTTATTTGAAAGCTCAGGGGAATTCAAAAACTTATAACTTAGATAATTATATAACATAACAAGTCCAGAGGTATTCAATTCACTATCCCCCCTTGTGAAAACTGTATGCTGAATACCTCTGGCATTTTTTGGAGAAAAGATATGTCAATAGATAAAAGAGAGGCGAAAGCCCTCATCAATGTAATGGAGTCTTTGCTTGATTCGTTAGCAACTAATTTTGATAGTTTGCCTACAGCAGTCGATAAGACAGTAAAAGATGCTAAACTAACTTTATTAAACGTAGATATAACCGATGAAAGACAAAGAAAATTCCTTAAACTTTTTAGATAAAACAACCTGCGAAACTGTCATGGAAGACATGCAGTATTGTATAGATGATTGGTCTAGAAGGGATTTGGATACACGTGCAGCAGTCGTAACTCTTACTAGGTTTGCTGTTGATTTGGCATTTAAATATTCACATACGCCACACGATGCGATGCAGTTGCTTACAACGGTAGTCTACGATAACTTAGAATCTTTTGAATCAGATGAGTTAGCTAGACTTTTGTCGCACAGTGATGTACAAAAGACTACAATTCATTGAAGCTAAGATATTACCAACGCAACGCTATTGATGCTCTTCACCATTGGTTTGAAACCAGGCCAATAGAAGACCATGCATTAATAGTACTGCCTACTGCAGCAGGAAAGACGATTGTCTTTTCTCATTTCATCAAAGAAGTATTAGCTAAAGATCCAACTGCTAGGTTCTTGGTCATGGCTCATAGAAAAGAATTAGTATCTCAAGCAGAAAAGAAACTCAAGACAGTATGGTCTGACGCTCCTACCGGGGTGTTAGCTGCTGGCATGAAAAGGTTTCAGCATAATGCTCAGATACTTATCGCCAGTCGTGATACGATCGCCTCAGATAAACGCTTAGAAAAAGTTGGAGCATTTGATTACATGATTGTAGACGAAGCTCACAACGTACCTCCTAGTTCTTTTACCAGATACAAAAAGATCATTGATACCTTGCAAGAAAGAAAGCCTATGAAGGTTATGGGTTGTACTGCAACACCATATCGTATGGGACAAGGATATATCTACGGCAATAGGAAAGATCATTTCTTCAAAGACATAGCTTATAGTGCAAGTATCCCGGAGCTGATCCAAGCTGGATATCTTTCTAGGTTGTCTGCATTTGCTGTGAATGATGATGCCATCATTGATGCAAGTTCTGTAAGTGTTAAGTTTAAAGGCGGTGACTTCAGAGAAAAAGAATTAGAAGAAGTTGCAATGGTTGACACCACTATTATAGAAGTGCTTAACGATTGGATAGATAATGCGTATACTAAAGGAAGAACAGCTACTGTATTTTTCTGTGTATCTGTGTTGCATGCTGAGAAGATGACTCAGTATTTGAAACAGTACAATATCAGTGCTGCTTGTGTCACTGGGGAAACGCCCAGCCAACAGCGAGATCAAATACTTGCCGACTTTGAATCAGGCAAGCTACACGCAATCTGTAATGTGGGTGTACTCACTGAGGGCTGGGACGCACCGAGGACAGATTGTATAGCATTACTCCGCCCAACACAAAGCATTGGACTCTATGTACAAATGTGTGGCCGTGGCATGAGACTTCATGACGATAAAGAAAATTGTTTACTTCTAGATTACGGCGAGAACATTGCTCGTCATGGCTGTCTAGATGAAGTGCAACCTGGCGAGGAACTTCCCGGAAGATACAAACCAAAGATTTGTTCTAACTGTAACAGTATTAATTCACGATCCGCTAAAGCATGTATTGAATGTGGTCAAGTATTTGAAGCTACACAATTCAAATCTTTGTGGACCAAGAAAGAAAGAGATGCAGCCAAGCGAATCAAAGCAGACAGGCAAGCTGTGTTATCTGACGAAAGAATGGCAACCATGCCAAAGAACAAACAAGTCATCGACATCTACGCTACAGTATCCAAGTCACAAAACGGAAACGAGTATTGTCAAGTTATCTTTACAGTTAAAGATGAATTCTTTCCAAAGAAAATGCCATTGATGTTTGGTCATCCAACAGCACATAACATGGCTGTTAATAAATGGAAAAAGATTACCACTAAATGGGGATCGCCTACCCAACCATGGATGGCAGCAGAACTAATTAACAATGGAGCGTTTGATACAGTCTCTGAAATACTTGTACAAAAACAAGGCAAGTATGAAAACGTTATAGGAATTAAAACTAAAGAGAATAAGGAAATACTATTATGAACGACATCAATCATTTACTAGACGATGTAGAAAGAAACCAAAACAACCATCAACGTTTTTATTTGGGGATCAGTCAGATAGGAAATCCTAATCAACGTTTATTGTGGATGCGCTGGCGTTGGTTAATGCCAGACGATATGGAACCAAGAGTATTACGTTTACTTGATTTGGGTAATGTTGTTGAAGATCATTTGATAGCAAAGCTTAGACAAATACCTAACGCCGGGATCTTTGATGTTGATGAAAGAGGCAGGCAGTTTGAAACCAAAGCATTGGGTGGTCATGTCAAGGGACACATTGACGGTGTGGCTAGGAACTTGCCGGGGCTAGATAAGAAGTATCCATACTTATTAGAATTTAAAACAGCTAACGATAACAGATTTAAAAACTTAAAAGATCTTGGTAGCTATTGCGAATGGTCCGAAGAGTATGCTGCTCAAGTACATCTTTACATGGGCTTATTTAATTTTAAACACTGTATTGTTATTGTTTATAATAAAAATAACTCAGACTTATATACAGAGATAATTGAGTTTGATAAAATCGCCTTCGATTCTTTGATGGAGAAAGCAAAGAATATTTTACTGGCAGAAGCTCCACCTGATAATTACATCCCGGAAACGGATTACCGTATCAAAAGCTTTATGTCTCCAGCACAACAGTCTGCTTACTTGGGTAGGACATTGCCAGAGAATATACATTGTAGATCATGCAGGTTTGCCAAAGTTGATTTAGAAAAATCTAATGGAGCCTGGTATTGCAATAAACATGAAAAGCATATACCAGAAAAAAGACAAACTATGGGATGCAAGAATCACAACTACATACCAGAGTTAATTGATGCTCATGTTATGGAAGTAGATGACGATAAAGTTTTGTATCAAAAGGGTGATGTTCAATTTTATAACGTAGAAGAGAACTCAAACTGTAGAGGAAAGAACTATTACTCCAGCAAAGAACTTATAGAAGTATTTAACACAGGCGATCCAATAGGATTTATCAAAGCTATAGATGGGATAAAAAATAAGTTTGATGGAACAGTTAAAAAGGTTGAGAAGCAATGAGGAAGTTACTAGGCTTTCGGTTTTTTTATTACAAGTATTTCTGTGCCTGGGTATAACGCCTCTACTAGTTTTTTCTTCAGTCTAAACATAGGCGTTTCAATTCCCTTCGTATCTTCTACCACTGTGTTACCTGCGCTGTTGACGTATCTGAAGTCAGCTTTATAAAGACAAATCTTTTTACCGTTTACCTCGCAAGGATACGGAGGATGTATCTCTATATTAGAGATCAATCCTTGTGCTTCTAATTCTTTTAAGTGTGTGTACCTAGCGGCCTCTAACTTACTGTCAAAAGTTATGCCATCAAGTTTGACTTTCTTTGCGCCGTATTTGTTGTACAAGCTATGGTCGTCCAGTTAATATTTTATTAATCTCTTGTTGTCGTAATACTTCAGATGCTCCACCAACTCTTCCAATTGTTGGTTGTTGCATTGGTTGAGGTCTCTCTGTGTAGAATTGCCCAGCCAATCTTTGTCCCGCCATTATGTTACCAGCTGCTGCTATTTCTTCGATAGGAACTGGCTGTCTAGCTTTGGTGTAATCAGAAGATAAAGCATAAGAAACAAGATCGGTATCTAACTCTGATGGTTTAAATAAACCTGTCATAACAAGATCTCTATTAGCAACCTTTGCGCTCTTAAGTTCTCTATCAATCTCATAATCAGTTAAGCCCAAATACCTTGCATCTTCAATTGCTGTATATAAATCTCTTAATGCATTATATCTATCTTCGTTAGTATTGACATAAGCTCTAACATATTCTTCTGCTGTTCTAGAATCTGCCGATCTTAACACTCTATTAAATTCATTAGCTGCATCTTTAATTGCTTCATTTGCACTAAAGCCTTTGTATCTTAATGACCTGTCTATTTGTGGCTTAACAACCTTTAATCCGCTGAATGCTTGTATCATTGTTTCTGGAACATCTATTCTTCTGCCCTTAGAACTTATTAAAACATCATCTCCTTTGCCATCTGTGCTTCCAAACACTGATGATGTAAATGCTCTTGGGAAATCTTTTTGAGTTACACGAATACCAAACGGTAATCCAGATGCTGGATCAACTCCAATATTAAATGGAGTAATAGTTGGAGATATTTCATCGGCTATGTATGTAAATGATTTAGCCATTTTCTCTCCAAAGTTGTCAGATGCTTTATATATTTCTCTTCCAGTGGCAGTTTCTCCAGTGTAGGTATCTAATAAAGTTTGGAATCCAATGCTTGGTTCATAGAACGGAGAAAATAATTCTTGAAAAGAAGAAGACATTGATCTAGCGGCTACATCCATCAAAGATCTTTCGTCACGATTTCCTTTAGATACTTCCATAAGAACAGCTTTAAAAGGTCTTTGTAAATAATCATATGGATTTGTATAACTAAAATTTAAAAAGCTTGTGACGTTTCCTTGCTCGTCTGTTGACACAGGAATCAATGTGGCTATCTTATCCCAAGGTGCAGCAAAAGATCTTTGATACGCTTCTATTTGTTTTTCATCTGCCCCGGTTAAACCTATAGCAGCTTTTGTTATACCATATGGCATACCAATAGTTGTTGTAAGTCCTCCCATCAATCTTCTTGCCCCAACTTTTTGCAATTCAGTATTATTGCTTGCTAATTCTTTAACGGCTCTTGCTAAAGTATTTGAAGTGTTTCTAATTATTTCAGATGGGAAAGCAATAAAGTTACCTATGAATGGAACATATTTTAATTGCTTTACTGCTTCAGGAACTCTTGAATAAGTTGGCACAGTATTCAAAGTAATCTCAGCAGCTTCTCCTTTTACAAACCTATCAATCGCATTTCCTTTCAAGGCGCTGGCTTTTACAGCTGGTCCCATGTCTGTCATCTCTACAAGATTTTCAAACTCTCTTAAGTTTTTTGCTGTAGTAACTGGTATATATTGATCACCAGAATTTTTTATAACGTTTGCTAGTTTTGTTTGTTCTGCATTCCAATTAAACATACGAGCAGTATCGTCTGACATGGAGTAAGCTCTTTCAAAAGTATCTATGCCAGAGTATTTTCTAGCTTGTTTTGATATATCACTTCTTAAAAGTTTTTCTGCTAAAGCAGAATCTTCTGTTGCATATTTTGCAAGAGATCTTATTTCATCTAATACTGCGCCACCTCTTTGAATGATCCCATAATCTCTAGCTTCTTTTATAACTTCTTTTTTTAACGCTCTCTTTCTAGGATCAAATAAACCAGCGAAGACATTGCTAACAGCTTCAGCAAATCTACCTGATGGTCCAAGGTTTCCATTCATTAATGCAAAGAACGGTACACTGGTAAAGTTTCTTACTTGTGTGGTTGGCGAAAGAATGGTCTTTCCATATTGTGTGCCTGACTTTAAAGCAAAAGAAGTTTTTAAAATGTTTCTAATTAAAACTGGTGCATCAGCTAAAAAGTCAGTTGTTGCTCCCATGATCGCATCGTGAAAAATTTCTGGAGCATAAGTATCTTTTAAAACTCCAGCATCTTTACCAAACTTCTTATATCTAACGCCTTCAAAATCTACAAACCTAGCTAATGTTTCTCCATCAGCGCCCATTTCTTTTGGAGCATCTGGAAACTCTCTCAAAAATTTTTGTCCGCCAAAGCTGGTTGCGTTGTCATTAAGAAATTTTATTTCATCAAACATTTTTGCTTTAGATGTAAGAGCACCAAGTTTACTCATGGTTAATGATGTAGCTAAAGCAGTATTATCTAAAGCTTTCTTCCAATCTTTTTCACCGTATCCACTTATCTCTCCTAAAGCTTTTCTTACTGTTGGAAGATTATTAAGTTTCTTTCCTTTTAAAACGCCGAACTGTAATCCTTCAACTAAAAGTTTTGGAGTTTCAAAAGAGTATGTTGTTTTATTTTTTGGTCCGGGATTTTCTAATTTTGAAAAAGCATCTTCTGCTTGCGTTCTAGATACTCCAAGCTTTTCTTGTATTTCTCTTATCGCATCTTCTCGTAACTTTGGATCAACTTTAAATCCTTTGTCAGTCATGGCTTTGTAAGCTCTTGCACCATACAATCCTTGATTTCTTTCTATGGCTTCTCTTATTTCTTTTGGAATAAGAAGTTTGCTTAATGCGTTATCTCCTTGCATAGATAAATCTAAAACTTCTTTTGATTGTAAGTTTAATAGGTTTCTATTATCAGCTAACAGTTTAGATATATGTAAGCCTTCATCAATACCCAAAGCTTCGTAATCTATTTTTCTTCCAGCGCCTTCAAAGTTTTTTATATTATTAAATGCTTTATCTTGTAATTCTCTAGCAGCTTTGGCAGCTACATCTGATCTTAAATCTGGATTTTTATAACTTACCTTAACTAATGGGAACATATAGTCTTGTATGTTTTGAGACAAAGTGCTTGCATCTTTTTGATTTAAGTTTCCAGAGCTGACAGCTTCATCTAAAGTTTTTCGCACAGAGGTAAATACTGTTTCAACTTCTTCTTGTAATGCTTGAAGCTGTGCTGTCTTTGCGGCTGTTACTTGTGCTACTAGTTGATTTGGTTTTTTTCCAGCGAAGGTAAAATTTTCTCTAAGAAATCTTCCTAAAATATTATTTGCTTGATTAGATGCATCAATGACTTCTTTCTCAGGAGCTTTGCTTAAAGCCTTGGCTATGGGATTAAACAAAGGCGCAGCTAGATCTGCTCCCTTACCAGCTACCGCAACAGCTCCTGATACTGCTAATGGAGCAGTAAACATAATGGCCGCTGTTTCTCCTACAACACCCAGCCTATCCATCAATCTAGCAGCAGCGGCTTCTGATCCTTCTAATCTTGATAATCTATCTTCATCTGATTCACTATCAAAGAAAACATCTTGAATTGTTTCCACATCATCTGTAGCAACGGCTCCGTCTACAGCGGCTGCTCCTAATATAGATTTTGTTTTACCAAGCTTAGATAGTAAGCTAGCTGTACCAAGTCCCGGTATACCAAACTGTGTTATGAATTGAGCTGTCTTTCCAGCTCCACCTGAGACTTCAGGTTTTAGTTGTTCAAAATATTCAGATACGTCATCTGTTATATCAGTATCAAATATTAAATCTATGCCGGTAGTTCCAAGCTCTGTAATACCTTGAGGAATAGATATCAAACCTCTGCCAATACCTCTACCAATATCTCCTATTGGAGTTACATCTGGAGAAGTTTTCTTTTTATATTTTTTGATGGCCTCATCAATTGTCTTCTCATCGGTGTCTTTAACGTATAGTTTGACGCCGTTGTTTAAAGTGATGGTAGGCATTATTCAATTGATAATGTATTGATATATGATTGAAGCTCTCTTGGACTTAGTGTGCTTGCTTTATCTAGCAATATTAGTGGTGTTATGTTGTTTCCTTGAGGATCTCTTAAAATAGCTTGAGAAGGATCTACGTTAGGATCAATCATAGCAACTATTTGACCAAAAAGATTTTGTCCTCTAAATTTTTCCATTAAATCTAAAGTGGTTTCACCAGCAGAAGATTTACCAGCTAGATAAAGAGATAACAATTCTTCATTTCCGGGTTGAGCTAAATACTCTAGAGTTCTAATTGCTGCTGGCACCGCTTCTTCTTGTCTTTGAGCTTCTGCCATAGCTGCTTCGCCAAAATCTACGATACCACTTCTTGGTACAAATCCTTCAGTCGGTTTCATCATAGCTAAAAAACCAGCCATCATTTGTCTAGCAAAATCAGGATCCTTTCCAACCTTTTCCATGTAACCACCAGGCAATGCTTTTAAATAATCCATAAAGCCTACGTTTGGTCTGCCAGCTTGTGATGCAATGTCTTGAGCTCTTCCTCTAATAATATCTTTTAATAAAAAGTCTTGATCTGTTTGACCGCCGCCAATACCTGACCCATCTCCTAGTGCACCAGACTCATCAATAACATACTCAGGTTTTTCCTCTTCTTCTGGTTCAGCAACAAGCGCTTGATATCCTTTATATGCAAGAGGACCAGCAACTATTCCAGATACAATAGGATTTTTCTTAATAGTTTTTGCGGTTCCAGTAACTGTAGACTTAAGAGCAGAATCTAATTTACCGCTTTCAGATGGTGTTTCTTTTTTCTTTTTTGGTGCTGGTTTTTTCTTTGATTTTTTTCCTAGAGTTAATGCTTTTTCAATAAGCTTTCCAACTCTAGCATGTACTACACCACCATCTCTCATTTCTTCTGGCTCTTCCATATCGTCCATTTCAGATAATACAGAAGTAATGTCATAGCTTAATGCACCAACAGGCAGTCCTTGACTAACCATCTTGCTGGTCAAAGCCTTTTCTATTCCAGATGGTTGAGTGTTTTTTGCTACTTTAGCAGCCATTCTTAATCCTTTAATGCCTCTAGCCGCACCAGCTCCTAAAGGTCCTGCTAAATATAAAGGAAGGGTTGCAAGTTCAGAGGGATCTTCATAATTTAAAATCCAATCTTTTATGAACTGATCTATCTGTTCTAGTTTAGATTCGCCACCTTTTTCCATTTTTACAGGCTCTAGCCCAGACATGATTCCTTTCATTGCATCATCCTGCTGTAATCAACTGCGTAATAACCATCTTTCACAATGACTGCATCTGGCTTCACTTCTAAAACTTCTTGAGCTATAACACCTTCGGCTGGCTCTGCTTCTGCTCCTAGCGCTTTTGCTTTGTCGTTCCATTCCCATGTATACCAACCAACACCTGGCTCAAGCTCTCCTACTTTCTTAATATTCTTTTTAAGATCTCTATCAGACAAGGCACCAAATATAGTAGCCACTGTACCAGCAGCTCCTAGTGCTTGAGATACTCCACTTGGTTTTTGATAAGTAGATGGAGAGTAAGGGCTTCCAGCAGTTCCACCGGTGATCTGTCCAAATGGCATACCTGCTAGCATTTGTTGACCTGTCAGCAATCTTTGTAATGGTTCTTGAGCAAGCTGTTGAGCACCAGCGAATTGTCTTGACAATGCTGCTTGCTGAGTTGCTTGACCTTGAGTTCCAAGCTGACTTAGTAAGTTTACTTGATTAGCTAATTGCTGTTGAGTTTGTTGTCCTAGACCTGCAAGACCACCGCCAATCGTGCCAAACTGTCCACCAAGCCCAGCGGCTAGTTGCCCTAGTCCACCCATAGCTTGCCCAATCTGAGCTTGTTGTCCGCCTAAGCCTGCTTGCAATGATGCTAGCCCTTGGCTTGCTTGTCTTTGTTGTTCAAATGCTTGTTGTGCTTG